ACAAAGGTGTAACATACAAAAGTTTGCTATTTTTATTAACAGCTTTTTTGAAATCTTCATTACTTTTTACATCGTTAAAACCTAATAGCAGACACGCATATTCGCCTATCATTGACAATTTATCTAACTGTAATAACTTCTTTTGTAATCGTAACATTTTATTTAATTCATTCCAAACTTTATAAAGTGAATTTTGCTCGTTATCTTGCTCTGTAATATTATAAATACTAACATCACCTCGCCACGTATAATTACATAGTTTGTCAATTATTGCTTTCGCAATATCATGCTGTCTATATCTTGCGTAAAAATCTTGAAATGAAGGTGCTAAATTGTAGCCTAAAGATTTGTAAATATCTCTATCTCCGCCGTACTGCAAAAATAAGTTTGCGAAATCAAGTCTTGATAAATCCTCTTGCAAAGCTGATATTCGTTTATTTAGTTTCTCGTAACTTTGTAATATATCTTGTTTTTTCATCATATATATTTTTTTGCTAATTTATATAATTTTTTTTACTTAACTAATAATTAAAAACTTTTGCTTTATTACCTTTTACTAACATATTAAATGCCCCACTTGTTGCATCCACCTGGTCTTTATATTTGCCATACGGAAAATACTCAAGCTCCCTTTTATATTCTGCATTCCAACCACCTCTTAGCATATATACATTGCCTGCATTTAGTTGCACTGCGAAAGTATCTGCCCTTTTTATTTTATCTCCTGTAGGTCTATCTGCTATACATCTAAAACCTGCAAGGTTCCTTATAGTAGCTTCTGCACTTTCTTTTCCACCCGAACCAGGCTCCTGCTCAATGTAAATAATAGTATCTGTTCCATCTCCTATAGCTACTTGCTTTATTATTTTTTCCCTTTCGCTTGCTTCCCATTGTCCTCTAACAACATCTAATATGTAAAATCGATTATCAGGCGTTTTAGCCATCTTTACTCCTACAGTGTAACAACCAGCTTCATGTGTACCCGCTTTGTCCCAATATCTAATAATTTGCACAGCATTTAGTTCATTAAATGTATCTATAGTTATGAGTTTATCTACGTTGAAAAAGCCACCACTTTTTGGCACTATTGTTTGTAAATACTGCATTGCATATGCATAATCTCCCATCTCTTTTCTTTTTTGCTCTAATATTTCATTTGAAAGTCTTTTTGAGTCTAATAAACCATCAACATAATTATTTTTTAATTCAGCAGGCTTTGGTAAATTCTTTTCATCAATCTCTGCAGGTAAACATATATGCTTTATTTTGCCTGCATTTTTACTTAACATATAACCTGTAATATCATTCTCATGTAAACGTTGCATAACTAATATAACAACACTAACATCATTATCTACCTTTCTACTATATATAACATTATCTAACCATTCATTTGAATTCTTTACCATAACGTCAGATAAGCTATCAGTAGGGTTTAAAGGGTCGTCTAAATTTATAAAATGTCCGTGAATACCACCTATTGTCCCACCTGTAGACGTTGCATATCTAAAGCCACCTATTGTTCTATTTTTTTGTATTCTAAAATACTGCTTTGTGTCGCTATCTTCCTTTATCTTTATATCATAAAAATAAGTTTGAAATTTATCAGACCGCATAATGTCTCTGCATTTCTCACTTATAGCAGTAGAGAGCTGGTGACTATAACTAATATTAATGAATTGCAATGTAAAATCATTTATCCAGCACCACAACGGAAAATATATATTAACGATAGATGTTTTTGATGACGACGGTGGCATATTTATTATTAAATCATATAACTTCGGCTCTCTCTTAAATACACGCTCTGCAACTTCTTGTAATTCGTCGCAAAGGTATTTTATATGCCAGTTATCCACCAGTTCCTCGTGGTTTATAGTGTCCCAAAAAAATTTAAAAAACTCGTAAAAGCTTGCTTTTAGCAGTAATCTCTTAACTGCTATATCTGTAGCTATCAAGTCTTTTACTTTAATGTTCATTCTTTTATCTTCTCTAATAATTCGTTTAGTAGTTTTAATTCGTCTTCGTTCAGCTTATTAAGATTACCTTCTATCTTTGTAACTTTTTGATAGTCAATTTTGCCAGAAGCTTTTAAATCAATGTTTTGCTGATTAAGAGCTAATCTATCTTCGTCGTTGCCATAGAGCTTTAGTGCGGCAATTATAGCAGTCGGATTGTTGCTTTTTACTAACTTTTTTCGTAATCCATTTGCAACATTTTCCTTCTCCTTTTTTAAGTTCTCCAAAATGTCCAAATATTCCTTACTATCTATTTTTATTTTACTATAAAAAGTACTATTGCTACAATCTAAAAGATTAATCAACCCAGACAAATTAGAAGGTTGATATTGCTTAATTTTATTAATTGCATCTGCGTAAATTTTTGCTTTTGTATATCGTTCTTTTTGTGGCATATATCAATATTTAAATATTTAGCTTTATTTAATTATTTTATTTCCATTAGATTAATTTTTTACAAATATATATAATTTTTTCTAATTATACATAATTTTTTTATTAAATGTTACAAAAATATATAAAAAAGGGCACTAAAATATGCCCTTTAATAATAACAATAATATATATAATATTACAGTATTATATATTACTTATTTTTTTAATAATTTTTTGCTCTATAGCTTCTTCATTAACTTCTTTTTTAGCATTATTTAATTTTGCATAAAACATACTAATTTTTAGCAGTTTTTTATTGTTTTTTGTCAATTTTTATATTGATTTATATCAATGTTTTTATTGATTTTGATACACGACAAAATACTCTTTAAACAGCTCTAAAACATACGCAGACGGTTCAATTTCGTAATATTTCACATTGTTATCGTCGTATAATTCTTTAATATAAAAAATTACACATGTATATGCTATATAATAATTTAGCTCTTTATAGCTACCATCATCGTTTTTAATAGTATCATATATAAATTCGTAATTATAAACACTTAAAGCAAATAAAGCATGTCTAACTAATTTTTCATTTTCTTTAGTATTATCCAGTTCAGCTAATTTTAGAATATCTTCGATAGAAAGCTGAATTTGAGGTATAAAAGGAGTTTTTGTAGAGTTTAATTTTAATCTAACTTTTCTACTATTAATGAGCTCTTTCAGTATGGTATACATAATTTTTTTATAATCTTCGTTTAAATCTAAATTATGTCGTTCAAACTCGCCTTTTAGCTGTTCAAAATCTTTTTTAAATTCAATTTCAAGCTCCATATCACTTTACTTTATTCGCATATATTCGTTTATTTGCTCGATAAACTCGTCCAGGTTGCGCACTATCACACACCTATAGTTACCTTCTTCAAGGCTTTTTATAACATCGACCTGTTTTTTACGTAACCGGTCGTTTTCTGTCTTAAATTCTATAAAAAGCCCGTTGTAAAGATAGTTCCCGACAGCTAAAAAGTGGTCTGGAGCTCCTTCCAGGAGACCCTCTTCTTTAAATCTATTATACAGTTTTATTCGTAGTTCTTTATTATATATAGGTAAATCATTATTTATTTTCATAAATAATAAGCGGTATTCAGGATATTGATATCTAAACCATTTTACGCACGCTTTTTGCAACCTGCTGTGCCCATCTGAATTCACTTTGTAAATAACTACTTTACTTCTTTTTTCTGTCTGCTTTTTCATATTCTTTAATTTTTAAATGTTTAATCAATACGTTCGTTTGGATCGTAGTATTCGTCATCTTCATCATCTTCGTCGTAGTAGTTATCAAAGTTTGCATCAAAAAACTGATAAATTACTTCGTTTGCAAAACTTTGACAAGCAAAATCTAAAACTTCACACGCAAAATCTCTGAAATTTTCGTTGTATTTTTCTGTAAATTTTTCTAATGCAGTGTTTATATCGAGTAGTTCGTGATAGTCAATTTTAAATTCAAATTTGAACCATTCTAATATTGCGTTTAAATCGTTTTTGCTAAAATAATACGAAAGTCTATAATTGCCTTTTTCACCATCCATTGCCAGCTTCTCAAAAATTAACTTTGCTAAATCATTTTCTAATAAGCAACGTGCGTTTATGTCTTTATTGTTTTGTAAAGCAAAATAATACATAATATTTTCTTTTACTTTTTTAATGTTTTTCATAATTGCCTCCTGTTTTTTTAATTTTTTCTTTTGTTAATAAATACTCGCCTTTGCCAAAATAAATAGAACACCTACTATTTGTTATTTCGTTTATTTTATCTATAGTAGTTATTCTATCAAGATATTTGCTTTCGTGTAAAACTACTATGCCTTTTAAAAAGTTTAAATTAACATTCTTTAATAAGTTGCAAAAGCGTTGCAAAGACATATGATTTAATAAGCCTTTATAGTGCATATATTCTACACTTTTATTTGCTAAAGCTTCATTCAAAATATCATCATCATAGCTAATCTCACTAAAAATGTAGTCAATTTCGTTGTATAACTTGCTAATTTTATAGTAATCAGTTGCCCACATAATATTTATATCATCTGCTTTGTTATAAATGTATGCAGCTATGTTTTTAATATTGTGAAAAGCCTCTACAGTTGTTATTTCGAAGTTATCTACTACTTTAGTAGTGCAATAGTTAG